TAATCGGAACGGAAAAATTTTTACCAATCAAGTTTTCGGTTGATTGTGTCTAGTTGTAGTGCAAAGTAACTGGCTTCACCGGCGATCTCAAATGCCGCACACTTGTGCATTCCAACCTTGCCGTTGTCATGTAGGAAGTAATTGTCTCCGACGTAAAACCTACCGGTTAAGTTTTCATATATCCAATCGGTAATGTTTTTTTCTTGTGTGGTTAGGTCAAACGTAAACCGTGTGAAATGCGCGGGGCAGTGATCTACCCGACGCAATCCAAAAACACTTAACGGATTGACTTCGTTATGCTTCAGCATGTTTTTTGTCCAATTCGCCTGTTACTACAGTAATCTTCATTGGACCTGTTTGCGGATATTCCACAGTAATTCGCTTTTCCAACGCTGTCTCTGCGGGCTTCAGAAAACTTTCCACTACACCAAAGTCACGCACCATTGTAGCAATCTCTGCCGCACGATGCAAGTCACCTAGCACCAATTCCAATTCCATAATACGCTCACGTGCTTTATCTAAAGTTTTGGGCGCATTGTGAAATTTGGGTTTTAATGCCTTAAGTTGTTTTGCAAGTTCTTTTTCCTGCTCCGGAGTCATATCAGTGATTTTATCTGTAGCAGTTTTTTTCTTACTCATACCATTTCCTGTCGGTCCATTATAATATTGGCCACTGCAATAAACACACACATACCTGCGTTCATTAAGTCGCCTTTTGCAAGATATTCTACAGAACTAATAGTCATCATACCAACTATGAACCAACTAATGCGATGTTGATTTCGAATAAACCAGGGTCTAATTTTAGCGTACATTTTCAATTTCCTTTATGTAATATAGACTGTTGGGGTAATTTGCTTGTAGCCATTCAAGTAGTCCGGGCTCAACTGGCAAGCGAATGTTTTCGTAACGGTTAGTAATATACATTATGCAATGTAATGGTTACGACGTTTAAAAATTTGCTTAATGCGCCACACAACATAGTGGTGCCATTCTTTCCAATGAATGCGATGTTTATTTGCCATATTAACGACCTTTCTTTTCTTCATCGTAGTGTGCCCAAATACCAAACTCGGGTTCAGCACTGGGGTTACCTTTAATAATCCAAACGGTGTCACAGTAGTTTTCTACTTGACCCGGATTCCAACCAAAGAAGCAAAAGTCTGTAAACATTATGAGTTTCTTAGGTTCCATGTTGTGTTCGATCATGTAGTCCCATACACAATGTGGGTCAGTACCTCCACCACCTTCAGGATCGAATTCTGTAATGTCGGCCATGTTCTCACTTGTGAATTCAGCAACCCCGCCAATGGCAGTATCCCAGCCCATTACAATAATCTTGTATTCGGTGTATGAGTCCATAATGCCTTGGATCTCTGAGAAGAAAATCTTTAAGTCGTCTGGCCCAATACTACCCGATGTGTCAATGCCAATTACAATGTCAATTGTTTCTCCGGGACGTTGGCTTGGCAAGATTGCATCTAAATGATAACCTTTACGGCTGGGACGTGCAAATGTATAGTCATCTTTGATTGTGCTTTGGATTTGTTGTTCAATTAATTCTTTCCAAGAAATTTGTGGCTCAGTGAGATCTTTGATCATACGTTTGACACCACCGGGCAAGTTTCCGGCACCTGCGGCCTGTGCAGCTTGCAAGACTGCATCTTTGATCTCGTCTCGTATCTGTTTCTTTTCTTCGTCGCTTAGTCGAGGCCGACCTTTGCCGTCTTTGTCTCCGTCACCTTCTTGGCCTTCACCCTCGCCTTCGCCATCCAAGTGTTCGTCTAACAACATTTGTGCCAATTTATTAATATCAATCTTGTTGGCATTTTGCATCAAGTCGTCATAAACTTCTTCTGCACTCCAGCCCGAGTACTTGTTGTCGTACAAACCAACCGGAATCTTTTCACCAACTCGTTGTTCCATCAAGTCGCCGTTAACACAATAGTCTGCGGCAATGTTCATAATCTTTGGATCACGTTCACCGCGTCGTCCCATATGGTCGTAAACTACGTGCAAAACTTCGTGCCCAAACAAGAACTCAACTTGCTTCAAAGGCATCTTATTAATAAATTCGCTATTGTAATAAAATCTACGTCCGTCGGTTGCGGCAGTAGCACACCATTCATCTGCGTTAACCAATTGTAAACGGGTAGCAAGGTTACCAAAGAACGGAGCCTTTAACAATAGGCCAATACGTGCCGTAACCAGTTTATCTCGGGCCAGTGCATCAATCTGCGGATTAGTAACTGTTTTAACTTTGCTTTTTTCTGCTAGTGTAGTTGACATAGATTGTTCCTTGTTTATAACTGTAATTATAACAGATCTTTCATTTCTTCACAAATATGCTGGGTAATACTTTAGTTTATCCATTTGAGCATGAATGTTGTAAGTACTTCTTCTTTGAGATAGATATATGGGGCTTCGCTCTTTTGGTCAAAGTGAAATGCCCAACGATAAGAGCTAGAATCGTTGTACCAGATAAGGTCACGTTCGCATCCAGGCCCAAAAGTTTCCCAACACCATTCACGCAATTGGACATACATCTTTTTACGTTCAGCACCTGATCCACGTATCCAAACACGGTGACTATACACTCGGCTGGCATTGTGCCTACCGTCTAAACGTTCTAATTGGAGTTGCATAATTTAAAAAAGGGCCTAAGCCCTTTTCCTTGTTTACTTACCGCTGGCTGCGATAATGTACTTGCCAAAGCGTTTGTGGAACTCGTCAAAGTTCTTCATCTTGCCTGGAACCATGGGCAAGTTGTATGTAGTAAGTGCAACACGAGCACCCATAACAACCAACTCGGTGCTGAAGTTATTCATCATAAAGCCCAAGAAGTTATCGGCCTGTGCATGCCAGTCGCTTAACTTTTCTTTGCCCAACTTCTTGTACTGGTCTTGCAACTCATAGCACATGGAAATTGTCAAACTGTACATGGCGCTGACTTCTTTGACCTTGAGTTCTTTGACCTTACCCGTCAACACATCTTCGGGCTTGGGCATTTGGCCTGCTACCTTGCGGTGTGCCATAAAACTAATTGCAACACCTTCACCTACAGTACCCGAGATCAAGTCTGTAAGTTCTGCATCGCTAGCATCTTCGTCTTCTAAGAACTGACTCACAAAGGTCCAACTACGTGGGGTGGCAAATGCACGACTTGCACTCTTTGGATCAAAGTCAAACAACGCCTGTTTAGCGAACGAAATATAACCTACAACATCTTCGTGAATGTTATGGTTAATTGCCCACTGGAACCACGAATCAAAATCTTTGCCAACTTCTAAGTGAACAAAGCGATTAGCAAGCGGACTAGGCATTCTGTAAGTAACACCTTTGTCCGACTCGCGATTACCTGCCGCAACAATCACAACATTGTCTGGCAATACATATTTGCCAATGCGTCGGTTCAAAATAAGTTGATAACCTGCGGCCTGTACGCTAGGAGCCGCACTATTCATTTCGTCTAAGAACAGTACAACAATGGGATACTGTTTGGACATTTCTTCGTCGGGCAAATCAATAGGAGGAGCCCAATCCATCTTTTCGTTGTTCTTGTTAAAGAACGGGATACCACGGATATCTGTGGGTTCCATTTGGCCTAGGCGTAAGTCAATCATGTAGCCGCCCAATTCCTCTGTAAGGCTGGCAACAACTTCACTCTTACCAATGCCTGGAGGGCCCCACAAGAATACGGGACGCTTGTTCTTAAAGCATCGCAAAATACGACTACGTGCTTCTGTTGGGGTAACTGTACGATTTTCTGCTACTGCCATTTAGGGCTCCTTGTTAAAAACTATATTATACTAGATGTGTCTTTTACTGTCAAATTAGAAGTAAAAGGCAGAGGTAAAATTACAACGACTATAAACGATTTCACGCACTTCGGTGTCCATGGCTTCACCATAGATCTCAGGGTTAGACTCGCTTAGGATTCCTAATATTTGATATGTTTCGGGCCAAGTCAATTCTGCAGTCTTGGCAAAGTTTACCAAGTCGCCAATTGCGGCATTGCCGCGATCTGTGAACATACCATAATCTCGTACTGCAATCATTTACAACCCCTTTTTAGTTTCTATACAAGTATTATATAACAAACGTCATTCGGACGCAAAAACGGTGTTGTATATCTGCAACAACTAAAGGTAATACTCAAGTATTACTTTTTAAAGATGTAAATTCCCTCGGTTTTAGTGGGGCGATCGGCTTTGTTGTTGCCAACTCCGGGTCGTGTAGTAAGTAGCATGTCAACACGATCCACGTATTTGAATCCCAACCGTTCACTTAGGGTGATCCAAGGTTGGACAATTTCAAATGCGGCCTTGCCGTTCCGATAGTCGGCAATGTTTACTGCATACATGCCATCGCTAGACAATGCACGATGAATCATTTTGAGTGTTGGGGCAACATAACCTTCGAACCAAGCATCCAATGCCGGATAACGATTCATGCATTGTGTAGGCTCGTCACAGTAAGTTTCTAAATTAAAGTAAGGTGGACTTGAGAATGCCGCATCATATGCACCCGGTTCGGGATCAAATTCCTCACTGGGTACATTGTGCATGGTATAGCCCAGTCCTTGGTTCTGTTCGGTTAACAATTCGCCAAGTGCTTCGAGGCCGGCAAAGGTTCTTGTGTTGGGATCAATACCGGTATAATGATACCGCATACGACTAGTCATAGCACCCATCATACGTCCGCCATACCCCGAACTAAAGTCTAGTACGCTACCCATCATTACCGGGCAAATATGTTCCCATATGGCACGAGCATTTAGTGCTTTGAAGTTTTGTATGGTGCCACCGTTGACCAGTTCAATGGCAGTACGCAGGAATTTGGGAAATACTGCTTCCTCGCCATTGTCACGAAACTTGTAACATATACGTATAGCACGTCGTAGTTTGACATCGTGATTAAAGCGACTACGCATACTGACTGCATCGTTGTCGTTCCAATTGGCATCTTGCATATTGGGGAACCAAAAACGTCCTAGTGCCTGTCCGGCACTACCGCCAATGGCCAGTTCCTTATCTTCTACATTCTTAACACGGTTACTGAGGTCTAGTACTTCCTGTCTGCAACCTGCCAGTGTATAGTAAGTAATAGGTAGTCGGCCCACACCGCGATAAATGTCAAATGCCGCTTGCTCTATCGCCAACTTGCCGCCATCATCTGCCGAGTCCCATGCTGACTTGCTTAATAGACGTAGGTCTGAGTAGACATGCTCGTATCCCGTGGCAACATCTTGAGTGGGGCTATATCCCCACTCTTGACACAGTTGTGCGTGATACTGTTCTAAGCTCATTAAAACAAATCTTTATCTGCTAGATCATAAAACAAATCTTTATCTGCTAGATCAAATACTACAGGTGGGCTAGGTAAATTAACAATTCCATCTTTTTCAAGTTGTTTAATTAAGAAAGCAAGGTAGTATAAGTCTTGTGCACCAGCAGTATCACTATTTTTAATCATCTCAAGACGCGGTGTTGGTAATTGAATTATCTCCACGGGAGTAAGTGAATTATAACTACGACCCTTGTGGTATTTTTCTTGATACCAGTTTTCGTATGCTATTTCAATTTGTTCAAAAAAGGTGTTTTTCTCTTTAACAATCTTAAAATCACACTCGAATCGATTCCACATAATATCAACTATATTTTTTACATAAGTGTCGGTTACCGATATATTTTTATCGGCCTGGCAAAGATTCAAAAACATGGATACCAAAATTAATTCTTTTGGGTTGACACGTGAATCTTCCTTTTCCTTTCGGAATTTCCAATACCTACAAAAGTTTTTAACAGAAGTCAATGACTCGGTATCAATATAGCCAACCTGGGTAATTGCACCGTCTTCTGTGCTATCACCTCGACTACGTTCGGTTAAAAATAAGCCAACACTTGCCAACTCTTGTTGTTTCTGATAAGCCGACTTCCAATCTTTATTAGATGGATCTTCTTTGTGTCCAAAAACTTTGTTAGAAAATAGTGCTAACGGACTCAATGGCAACTTTCCTTTGCGACTATTCAGTGTAATAAAACATTCGCGAATTTCCGACTTCAATGAAGAAGGATGAAAATTGATTGGAATAGTTACTTGAGACGCAATCATTTTAGATTCTCTTGCTAAAATATATAGCACTATACTAGTATGCTGGCCGTCCCATGCAATATACTTACCATTACGAGATTGGTCAGAATATACATTAACCGGTTGAATCAATGTTTGCTTGAAGTTTTTCAAAATTTCGCAAACATGTTTCCACTCCAGTGGGCGATTCATAGTGTCATCAATCTCAATTTGGTCAAGAGTAGCAGTAATTCCGGTTTGAACCAAAGTAAGATTATTCCAATGAAAATTTGGGTTATTCTTATGGAAGGTTTTTAGTGCGGTATCAAGGTCACCACGTGCAGATTTAATTCTGCTTTCGTGCGTATCGATACGTTTCTTTAAACTTACAAAGAAACTCGATGGATGATTATAACGTGCATTTACTTTGTCTGCGTAGGTTAGTACTTGAGTCATTTTGTTTCCTTAAGAGTTCGTTCGTTGTCTTTATAAGTTTCGTCATTTGCCAATGGTTGTAGTAACTGTATTAGTGCCCCTTCTACGGCACTTAGTTCTGTTTGCTTATATAGAATAACATAAAAAACTTTCCAATCCTTTACAATCTTAGCATTGATCTCTTTGTTTTCACGAAGCCAACGCCAGCCACTAGTATCCTTTGCTTTTTTAGCACCAAGTGCTTTGTCCCAATGTTTACCTTGACGTGTCTTAATTTGTCCCTTGCCTACGTAGATGACTTCGTCATCATGCGTAATAACATAGACACCTTTATGTTCGCTATTAATATCATTATAGTGCTGGAAGTCCCAATCAATGATTTTTGTTTTAATGTCAAAAAACTTCAATACTCGTTTGATTGTCTTTTCTACCATGTACGTTCCTTAAATTTATACACAAACACAAGTATAGCATCTTTTGTGCTTTTGAGCAAGAGTGGTGTTGCGTAAACACAACACTATTGATTTGCTTGTAAATTATTCAAATACTGACCAAGGTCTCCGGCATGTAACGCCAACATTACAGCAGTGACCTCGCTCATGACCATGATGTTTTTATGGGTGCGTATGTAGTAAGGTTCGTCAAGCAAACGTTCCAACTGCAACAGGTGTTTGCCACGTATACCAATGCTTAATTCTACACCAACAAACTTAAATTTACTCTGTTGTAGGAACCAAGTGACTCCGGGTTTGCTTAGGCGTAGGCTTGCGGGGTTAATACCATTGAACCACCACTGACGGAAACTTTCGTTGGTGTAGTCCCGACGTGGGTCATATCCTGCGGCCACTAAGGCACGGTCGCGCCATTCGGCTTGTGTGTTAGGATTTATAGATGGTGTCACCTTGCTTCAACAATACCACAGTGAATTTGTCAGTCTTGAACAAGGTGTTGAGCTTTTTGCACAAGTTAATGGCATGCCCACTATTTGAAAAGGAAACTTTTTTGTACTTGGGACCGGGATAACTGATCAACACATTGGCTGTCTTTAAGTTGATGGGTTGGTTGTCATAGAATACTGCCCAAATGCCTTCGCTGGCCAACACCTGATCGCTTTTGTAGGTGGTTTTATTTACGTGATCTAATAAGACTGTGGGCTTGGGTCTTGACATTGTCTATCCTTGATATACACTTTATTTATCTGTATTAACTACATACTTTATCTAAAACCACCACCATCCATGCTGATTTGTGTGACTGCTGGTGTTTCTGTACGAGGTTGTTCGCTTAGTTCAGCAATGTGTGTGAGTAAGGCAAATATGTCGGCATGAAGATTACGTGCGTCTTGAGCACTTAGTACTAATTCTTTACGTTGACTCTGATTCATGATGCGAACCTTCTCGTTGAAGTTACGCACATGGATACTTAGGTTATCCATTTAACTCCTTTAAGGCAGTTTCTGCGTTAAGTCGTGTTTTAAACGGGCCTTGGTATGTATAACGATTTAATGTAATTAGTTTAGGGCAAGTTTGTAAGGTCCAATTACGACCAAACTGTACTAGGTAATGGCCTGCACAAAAGAAACTTTTACTTTTGGCCTGTTTGGTATAGATGGGCAAGTAGCGTTGTACATCTAACACTTGGTTATATGCAGCCGCTCCGGTTACGGGAAAGCCGTATACATCAATTTCAGCAGGACGTGTGGGTTTATCGGCCCGGGCAAATTGTATGTTATACTTCTTACTGATTAGTTTAATAGTAGGGAATACTTCACGCTCGTTGTCATGTACATAAGCAAACCCGCCGGCCTCATCAATGGCCTGAATTGTGGCCACTTGACTACCCGACTGTTCTACGATCCAAAATTTGTTTTTGACTACCGGTTTGGCAACTAGTTCATTCATGTTGTTGTTTCATTCTATGTAAGGTTATAATTTTTCCTAGCTCACGATCAAAGTCTTCTACACCATCAGGAATGATGTAGAGTTCTTCCCGCTCATATCCGCTGAGCGTGATGGTGTTTTTTTCGCGTACATCTTCAGTGACAGTGATGATTGTGCCACCGTTGGCTGGTGTGATTTTAAATGTTATTCCGGGTAAGTTCATTTTGCTACTTCTTTGAATTGTATTGAGGGCGAGTCCCTGTATTTGAGCAGTTGTTAACTGTGGGATAGCGCCATAAGAGTGACCAGACTGGGCCAAGCCTTGACCTTTGTAGGTATAAGCAGTACCACTGCTCATATTCTAATTAATTCCATAGCAACAATTTGTCCAACGCGGTGTGCAACATCCTGTTCAGTGTCGGGAATAACATAAGTTTTAGTATTGCTATCGTCTTTACGACGATCGTATACTCGCATCTGAACAATAGTGCCACCCTCTGCAGGCATAACAGTAAAACGCAAGCCTTCAATGTCGGGGGCGTCGTTTGCGCGAACAGAAGCAATAGACATCTCTTTCCGATCCTCTGGAAAAATAAAGTTGTGTAATTTATTACGTAACCAATTAACCATTTTGTTTGTCCTGTTCTAATGTAAGTGCCTTCATAATCTCAAGGCGTTCGTATGCTTCTTGTAGTCCCGGATGTTTTTTCATCCTTGACCTAAGTTCTAAATCCTCATTGCGTCGTTCACGTGCCCAGTCTAACAAAGCCTCTGCTTCGTTTGTCAGCCCCACACTGGCACTGGGCATGTTCATGGTAATCCAACTAGTGCCGTCGTAGACTTCTAAATTTTGGTTACTGGTATTGAATCGCAAGTTGCCAATGCCCTGTCCGCCACTATAGTTGTTGACGTAGGTACTGGCACTACCGCCTATGACCTGTGTGTACCTCCCAAGGGGGTGAATCTCTTTGATCATACGGTGTCAGTTAGCGTAGGAATATGTTCGGCAATAGCCTCACGCAAGGCCATTTCCACAAACGCATTAAATGTCATATCACGTTCATGTGCCATCTTCATGTAAGTAAGTAATTCTTCGTCGCTGAAGTCAATAGGCACGCTGACATGGGTGTCGTAGTCGTCACCTGCAAAGATTGCCTGGGCTTTTTCTAACCAATCCTCGTCAACTTCAAGATCAATATAATTGACACCTTCCCATGCCTCGTCAACAATGCCGCGTGACTTGCACTCCAAATTGTGTGCTCGTACATAAGCAGGGTTGAGTAAACGATATGCACGATCACGGGCAAAGTCGTGTGCCTCTACGCAATAAACTTCCTGTGTTTGAGTATCAAAAATGATGTTGAAACTACTACCTTCGTGGTCGCCGTCCCACGAAGTCAAACAATGTGCATTGTATCCAAAACAATACCAAGTATAAGCGGCACCTTCTGTGACACGATGTTCTACAACGTCTAACCAATCTTTAAGTTTAATCATATTTTCTCCGGATAAGGTGCTGATAAAAAGTCTACAAAATTCTGAATGTTGTCACTAATGCGTTTCAAATCATACTTGCCACAGAACTTTAGGAACTTGGTACCAATCTGCGGCGTGCTTTTAACTACACTATTCTCTGCAATAGTTGTTGCAATGTCGACTTTGACCGCATCGGGTTGTGCGCTCAAGTCCACAATAACCACATTACGAAGATAGTCATCTAATACTCTATGTTCTTCACCATTGTGATCAACCCAACGTTGCAGCATGAGATTGTTCCACGCGAAGCCTTTGCTTGCACGATCTTCAAATGCCTCTTGTAGTCCCACTTTGTTCTTAGTGCCTTTGGTACGTACACCTGGATAAGCACTAAACACATTGTCTGTAGCATCGCCGCGCATACATTTCTCAAACAAGATCCATTTGGGATCGGGAATCTTTTTAGGCTCTTTAGTTTTCTTGTCTATGACCAGTTTGCCTTTTTTGTCCAGGATACCATTTAGTGTGTGTAACTCATCGCTGATACCATTGTACTGCACAACATTGGTGGCTAGTAACTGATAAAAGTCTGTGTCGCTTGATACAATTACGTGGCTATCTGCAGGGTGTGCTTGAATCCATCCTGCCACCAAGTCATCCGCTTCCAGTGCCGAGTGCCGGAGAACAGTACAATTTGAACTTTCGGTGAAGAATGTTTTAAGAGCATCAAATGTTTCCCAAAAGAGCTTGTCTTCTTCTGCTTCGGTTTCTGTAAGCGCCGCACGGGCGACTGCACGGTTTTTCTTGTAGGGCTCATAATAGTCCTTTCGCCACGAACGGCCTTCTAAGCAGATCACAACATGATCTGCCTTTTGATCACGAAATGCTTTGGCAATACTGCTAAGTGTAACGTGTACCGCAAAGCCCAATCGATCCCAAGTGTCTGCTTGACGATGGGCACTATGACGGGCACGGAAGAATGTATTAGCTGCATCAACAATTAGATATTTCATGTCATAATAATAGCATATTATTCATAAATGGTCAAGCAAATTTGGATAAATTTGGGCTACTTTACTGCATAAAAAATCGGCAAACCGCTCGTGCCCGTCAGAGTACAGATGGTTTGTGGGTTTGGTTTTGATCTGGTTGTCTTTAGCCCAGTTGCCTATATTAAAATTGTGTAGATCAAGCACCGCCTGATCTTTTGTTACCGATTGGTACATGGTCAGTGACCTAACACTATCCCAATTTAAATTCTTAAAATCACTATTATCTGCCGCCGAAAATAAAACATATGGAATTTTTAGATTTTGTAATGTCTGCGTCAGCATGAATAGTTTTGTGTAAAAGTGTATCACTTGTTTGTTGATGTTTTGACTAACAAGTTCATACATGATATAGGGATCTGTATTCTTATGGTAGACCCAATCGTTGGAAATAAATTTTGATCCCACAAAATCTTTTATTCGATTACTATACTTGGAAATATCTTCTAACCATGTTTCATCACGGGTAATAAAACTAAACCCCACAATCACTAGTGGTTTTTGTTCGGCGGCTAACCCTGCACAATATTCTAAAGTGGTACGTAGAATTCTATCATTGGAACTTCCGGACATGGCAAAATTTGTTACAGGTACATTGACTAGTTTCTCAATAAAATTGCTGTACGGGGTCTCGTCGCCTTGCGCCGAATAACTATCGCCATTGATAAAAATTTCTGTAATCATACTATTTTTGAGTCAAGCACATTTAAACAATTAAGTATTTCATGTAGTCATTATAGCAGTATATTACTTCTGAGTCAAGCACATTTGAACAATTTGGGCGTATAAGTGTTCAGCCCAGGCCCGGTGGGCGTCGGCGCCAAAGTGGTAACTATTTTTACTTACAGGCGCGAACCCTTTATCAATGCACCATTCGTAGTAAGTGCCTCGGGGATTGTATGGCTCAAGGTACGAGTTGTCCCATGTGTAAGTTTGCCCAAGTTGATTAGCATCAAAGTAACTGTAGGTGTTAAAGAACAAATGCCTAATGCCCTGGCGTTTAAGGTCCAAATGAAATTGGTGTACTTTACTGTGCGCCATATTCGTTTCATTGCGCCAATCCAATTCAGCAACAAATTTAGGATACTCGGCCTTTAACCAATCGGGCCAGTCTTCTCCTACGCCTCCGGCATTGACTTGCCAATTAACACCAGTTGCGGGATCTTGAAACTCTTTACGTTCCCACGTGCTCCATCCCACAACAACAAAGTCTGGCTTTTGACGTTTGATGTACTCCCATGTGGTTCTTATGATACGATGATTACTGCTGGCACTTTCGGCATCGCAATGTAGTCGGCAGTTCATTCGGTCGGCCAATACTTGCCCATAACTGACTTCAAGGTTGTCAGGATGTGGTAAACGACCTAGGGTACGATATTTTGAATCGTCTTCGGCAAAGCAGTATGTGTTAACGGCTTCGGCTCCGGCACTGTGGCTATCACCGTTTACGTATAGTATCATTTAAAATTTGGATGGAATACTTTTAGCATTTCCTCGCTAGTATGCCCATTGAACCTATTGGCCTTTAACCACTCGTAGTAGTTAGGCCACGGATACTGTTTAATGTAGTTGTTCCTTGCACGGTTATAAGCAAAGAATGCTTCGGCCATAGCACGATCGGTATCAGTTAGTTCTATTGTTTTAAACTGTGTACGATCTGTATCTGTGGCCACAACCATACGTAAGTACATTTGATGCCAAAAGTGTGTAAGTCTTGATTCAAGGTCCGGACGTTCTTCATTTACTACATCTGCAAACAGGTGTAACTTATCTGCGGCAAATGCTCTGCGATTATCCCAGAACGGTCCACTGCGCTTGCTCAGACCAAAGTTAAACAACAATCGTAAGTTGCGTTCTTCCATAACAATTTGGTGTTGTTTGTTGTAGTCTTCACGTGGATCATCTGCATCTAGTACACGGAATAAATCCTCTAATGCACGACCGTGAATATCAAATGTGGGTGCATCATATGGGTCAACAAATGCAGCTGCAATACCAATTGGCAATACATTATCTTGCCAGGGGTTGGTGTAATACCCAGGAGTCCATTGTAACAGTCTTGGCTCAAGAAATCGTGTGTCTGCGGTTAATTCTTTTAATCTTTGTAACGGTAACGCAGGATCTGTACATGTACTATTAAATACATAACCGTTGCCTATTCTATGATACAAATTAACTCGAAAACGCCACCCGTGATCCTCGCCAAAGATACCAGTGCCACCACTCATTTCTTTTGCTGGGTCTAGATATCGACTTGGACATACCCATGCACTATCCGGGTAGTCGCCTTTCATATCGTTCCATGTAGCGTTCGGTGCGTGTTTTAACAACGCTCTAGCAAACCCTGTAGCATCAATAAACAAATCTGCGGCTAACTCTGTACCGTTTTCTAATTTTAACTTTTCAATACCACCACGGGCATTTAGATCTGCGCCCACAACTGCACTGGAAATATGTGTTGCATGACTGCCAACAGTTTCTTTCAGTAATGCCACTGTTTGTTCTGCATCAATATGGTAACTATAACCTTCTGCAGGTCGCATTATGTATTGATTGTTGTTGTCGTATGGTGCTGAGTTAGTTGATGTAAAATGGCCGCTTTCGTTTACTTCTGCAACATAGTCACCGAAGTCTTTGTTGTTGTGTTTGTTAATGGCCATCCATGCTTGTTGTACACCAACATCACCAGATTTACGACTCCATGGCTCTAAGAAATCAGGGTAATCATATTCACCATAAAACTTTGTCAATGCACCTACTTTAAGATTAAAAAACTTTCCATGTGCTACACTACTATTGTCGTGCCAGAAGTTGGTTAAATGGAAACCGTATTTGTAAATAGCACCTGTGCGCCACATAAACATACGGTCATCTTCAAGACCAATTAGTCGTTTTAAGTCATAAGGAGCACTCCACCCTAGTGTTTCGCCTACACCTAGTCGTGCGTGTTTGTCACTATCAACCACAGTGACATCAATCTCGGGACGTTTGTGCTTAAAGGCGGCGGCGGTGTACCAACCGCCAAATCCGCCGCCAACTATAACAATTTTCATACAATCTCCATCCAAGTGTGATCTCCCATATATTTGACCTGCATTAGATATTCGTAACTGTCCGGAGCGCCAGTGTTCCAGTCCGAGGGACCAGTCATGACTAATAGTGTTTTTTGTTTTCTAACGTCCCACACTAACCAATAATTATTTCCCATTACAACTTGAAATTGATACTCCGCAGCATGTACTGCATCTGCAACGTCTAGTCTGCGTTTGATGTCGTCTGCTTGCTTTTGTAGCACAGTGACCAATTCCATGATACGATCATACTCTTGCTGGGCATACATCCTAGCATGATTGATCATTAGATCTTTTTGTTTTTCTACAGGAATTAGATCAAACTTGGGACCTAAGGTGCTGGTAGCGTAAGGCGTTATGTTACGATTGAAAAAGTGTACAAGAGTATTGCCGGTAGTGATATCAAAACTATCTCGGCCCTTGGCACTGTTTAGTTCGTCATCACTCACGATATGCAGGATTGGGAAACTCTAGTTCAAAGACATGATACGTGTTGTATGTACCGTCGGTATCTTTAAGAGTTTCCATTGTACGGTTGTGTTCGGCATCTTGTAGTGTTAGATACATACCTATACCTACATAGTTATTGCCACTAGCAGTAGAACCACAACTTGTAATGTTCAAGCCTGACTTAGTTGACATTCTCAACAGTTGATAGTACTTTATAGTCTGCGTAGGCTTTATACCTTCCATTTTAACTGACCTCTGTGCGTCCGTCGCCTAGATCCTTTTTGTCAATTACTCTAGGTCTTGCATCATAGGGTTGATTGGCTTCCCACTGCTCAAAGTTTTCCATTACCACATTGCGGCACACATCCTGGAACCAACGGTCCACAATGGCACTGTCTTCTTCGCCAGGCTTACTTTGATAGCCGGCACGTACCAAATTAGTAACAAACTTGTCGTTCCAGTCTAGTTCAAATGCACCGTTACCAATGTTATCGGGATCAAGTTCTACACTGATTACACTGACCCAAGGTTCGCCTCGTTCCGTTGCAAGATCCTTGGGACTCTTAACTGCCGACTCTACTTTTTTAGTAGCAGTCTTTTTTGCAGGAGTTTTCTTAGCTGCTACTCGTTTAGCGGGGGTTGTTTTCTTTGTTGCCATATACGTTCCTTAAATCCAATGTTGTGCTAACACCATTAAACTGAGCCAAGCCCACATTGTGTTAAAGCCAACTAGTGTGGGCAATGCTTTTTTACGACTTGCCCAAATAAGTGTTACGCTGGTTAACAGTGTTAGATAATACAATTCCCAGATTTGAATACCAAAGATCAATCCTGGAATAATAATAATTGCCTTGGCCAACCAACTAACAAACTCTACAGTATTATAACTGGTCCAGTATTCTCGTGTAAACAACATCATATAACAGTCACGCATATTGCGCCAACCACTGTGGCTATAACTGATTGCCATTAATACTAACCATACACCTACTGCTAATAAAATTTGATTTTGTGTCATTTAGGTTCCCCATTCGTTTTTAAAGAGTGGCACTTGTAGTCGATCACTGTACCTCCAGCCTTTTCGCATTGCCATTTCTGCCACTGCACGATTGTTAAGGGTATACACCCGCTCAACCCCACCAACAGGCATAATATACACATGCCCTTTAAAGCCCATCGCTCGATAAGCACCAACTGCACATTCCGCATCTGCCACATCCTGTTCTGTTGCTACTACAAATTTTAAATATACTGTGCCAACTTGCTCATACTCGCATACTACTTCGGGAAGTATTGCCTCCTCCCACCGCTCACCACTACATGGAAGTTTAGCACTTACACTAAATGTAATTTCTCTTTGAAACCCACTCCGGCGCCAATTGGTCAAGTATTCTTTAAATTCGGGAGTAAGTTTTTGTGTACCATTTGTTTCAAATGTAATTTCTTTTAGTCTGTCCATATTGGGTTGATCTAACAAGTCGGGATAAGCACGTTGCCACCCTAGCAAAGGCTCACCACCTGTGATGACTAGATGTTCGTCGCGCCATTCCTTGTGCGGTAGCGTATCCACAATAGCAAGGGCAACCGAATCAGTGTCAAGAACAGGGCTAAGATGCTTAAACCTAGGATCCCAACTAGCATAACTATCACATCCAGTAGAGACCAAAGGCAATTCTTTGTAGTCGTTAAACATATGAACAATATTCGCAATATCATCGGTTTCTTCACTTAGTTCTCCTTGAGGCATGCCAAAGCCGGCACATTTAAAGTTACACCCAAACACACGCAAGAACACACTGGGTACACCCATGTACCTACCTTCCCCTTGTATGCTGTAAAATAATTCTGCTACTTTGAGTTTACTCATAAATCTTTGACCATTGTTTAAGTTTAAGTTTTTTGTTTTCTGCGGCAACTTCTAGACCGTCTCGATCCAAAATGCCCTGCTCTACTAAGATATCCACTAAGGCCAATACATCGCCAACTTCCATTTCTAGCATGGTGCTGTGCTTGACACCTGACTTGTAGTGCAAGGTATCTAGCCCAAAACGGCGAATCTTACTGACCTCTTGTATGACTTCGGCACATTCTTCTTGTAGAATGCCTAACGCTTCTTCGACTTTACTATTCATCATATTTTAATAATCCAGATACACAATCTTGTTGTTCTTGCATTATACTAGGTTTACGTGATTGTGTCAAGGCTATTCCTAATTTAGGAGCAATTATTTGTTCTGCATAATCCCAATGGCACAACGGAGTTGGGTGCGGATCGTACCCGTTGATCAAAATATTATGGTGTTGGTCTCGGAATTCCTGAAGCGATACCTTGCTGGTAAGGTAATTGTTATTGATACTGTATTTATTGTATATTTCCACTAGCCTTAGATCAACTGTTCTTTCAGTTTCGGCTATAAAAAATGGAAATGCACTAAAGTGGTATACAGTATAGCCATTGACTTGACTGTGTAGATTCACAAGTTGAATGTAATCCATTGTAGTCTGAAAACGCTCAACTCTATGATAGTATTTGACAAAAAAGCCCTTGTCCCAAAGTGCCACAGACCCAATGTGGCACCAATGGTTGTTGGGATCTTTTGGTAACGGTTGTACTTTATCTGAATACAAACTCCAACGATCATAACTAGTCCACATGGCAACTACCACATCATCTGGACGTGCATTGTTGATTATGCTTCTTGCAACGGATGCATTGTCGCATCCACCCTGTCCCACTTGCTTGTACTCAGCAAATTCAGCGCCAAGCACATCGGCCCATGTGGTCCAATAATAATCAGTATAACTACATCCAGATGCTAACAATCTTCTCATTTTACCAATGCCTAATTACACCTGCTATGATAAAGCAGTTTGTTATGACGTATGTCAACACAATCATGGTGCGAATGCAAGCAATACGGTCCGCTTCCTTATCCGTATCACCTGATTTTTCTCCTAGTGCCTTGGCCCAGAGTCTCCATCCATTACGCAAACAAGTCCTCATTCCATTCACGATGACCTTCACGGTAAGCCATGTTAGCCTGTGTCTCACGTACTTCCACACGATAGCACCACAAACGTGCCGCTTCGCCTGGCCCCCACATCTCAGGAATGTAAACTCCATTCACATACTTGTACAGCATGTCACTTAGTCCTTCACATCCTAACTTGGGTAGAACTACAATTTTGGCCATGTTGCGCTCTTGTAACAGTTGGAATGTAGCCATTTCGGGATCATCCTGTGCCACAATAAGTGTGTGGTCAAACTGATCTTCTAATGTCTTTTTAAGTTCTTTTAGTCCACCGTAGTCAGCGGCCCAGTTACGCACATCCAGTTCGTTTGTACCAAAGTAGAACTTCATTGAGAATGAATATCCATGTATCAAGTTACAATGGCTGTCTGCCCTCCATTGCCTGTACGCACATGGAAATGCGTCGTGATACTCTTTGGTACTGGTGTACTTGTAAAATACGGGATTCGATATTGTCATGCTGTTTCTCCTATGTTAATTAGCATAGGCTGGCAGAGTTTATAAAGCGGGTTGAAGCCAAGGCCGCTATGTATTTATTATACACTATTACCAAGATTTGTCAATAGGTCAATGAACTTTTCTTTTGTCCATTCGCATCCTGTTTCACGTATAGCCAGTTCTCGACAAGCCACTTTCATTTTGTTTCTTATATCCGGTGATAACGGGACTGGTGGCGGAAAAGTTTTAGGACGATATGCTACTGTTTGGTAAAGGTTGGATCTGGCACTGGCATCATTTAAAGTTGTATCTACATTCATAGCATAAGATAATGCCATTTCCGGAGTATAAAAGAAAAAGCCA